ACTACACAACCAGCACAGTTCTGTAGTGAAGGTAATCCATATGTACCTACTGTTTTAGTACCTAATTGCCATAGGAATCGTCCAGCTACTGAGATCTTTAAGTCTAGCATAAAGTCTTTGAGAGACATGATCTCATCTTCACTAAATCCACAGTGAAGTTGTGTCAATGAAGCAGACAATACACGATCAATTGTATCCTCGAATTCTTCCGTCTTACCTTTACCGATATCACGAGCATAAGTACGCTTGTAAGTTAGATATCCAACGGTTGACCAGGGTATTTGTTTCATTTAAAATCCTTTGTTAGTTATTGTTGTTTGGTATTAGGTACCGACTCTTCTCGTTAACAGAAGAAGTAAGTTGAGTTATTTACATCATTAATGTCTAACTCACCTAGCATTGGTTCGGGGAAAGTAAATGTAGATTGATCTAGGATTAGTGTATCCTTAAGAATCTTAAAGAAATTTTCTACATCATACTGTGCGATAAAGGTTTTCTTAGTTACTTCTTGTAAGAAATCTATCTCTGAAGCATGACTACTAAATGAGTCATGAACAGCAGCAAACGAAGCATTAAATGCTACAATTGTATTAGCCATATGAGCAGCATCATAGCTATGGACGACATTAGGACTGATACCAGAAGCAAAGCTACGTCTGCATGGTACTTTCTCACCAGTTTCTTTGTGTAAGACGTCAACTTTAATGACATGCATAACCCTTCCGTCTTTATTTCCTTGGATACCTTTAATAGTTCCACGTTGTTTGCGTTCATGCTGCAAGAAAGCCTTGTAGATGACTGGAAAACCGCTAGGTGTATGCCAGGTCATATGGTTACGACCATTACTTAGCTCATGTTCGGCAATCTTTTGTAAGAACTTAGTAGTCTTTAGTGGACCAGCACACACAGAGTTAATTGCTTGAATAAGGTTACTTGCTAATAGGTTACAATCATCTTCGGTGATACCATACTTGACAGTAAATCCTTCTACGTGGCAATCATCATACATATTCTTGGCAATACGTTGTTTACCAGCGCTGTAAGCACGAGTCATTGATCCACGTTTAGCAATACCTTTTCTAATATGTTTCATGGGCATATGCTTTGACTCGAACCAATCAGGCATAATCTTAATAAGATCTTTTGCTACTGCTACATAGAAATCTTTTTGGATAGGTGTAGGTGTAAGTGATACTAGTGTACCTGCTTGTTTGTCTTTGGACATTGCTGCTAGGTGTTGCCACACCTTGTTCAGTTGAGTTCGTTACTCTCAACCCGCCATTTACAATTGTCATTATGATAACGTTTAATATGACCAAGATTCATTACAACACCACAATGAACACAGGTGTGTAGCGTGTTATTGGGATGGTTAGGAGATTTAGCAGCTCGTTTACCTAATTCAGTCTGGAGTTCACTTTCTTTGAACCTAGACTTCTCTTTAGATAACCATTCACCTTGATTTAATAGTCTTTGTTTATCTTTTTCAGTATAAAACTTATTAAATTTAGGCTGTAAATCCTGTATTAAACGTTTTTCTTCTTGTAGTGCTTCTGTTTCTAATAGATTATCAGACCAGATTTTTACTACAGGTTTAGGTAAATTATTCTTAAGCCATTCAGTATGCTCAGGATTGTTTCTATATACCGACCAAGCTCTGTCATACTTACCTTTACCTACATAAACAATTGTACCATCTTCTTCTACATGTTGATACACATAAAATTTATTTTCCATTACAGTCTCCAATATAGTTTCTCTATTAGGGACCGGCTGGCAGGATGGTTGGCAGCTATATGTTTCCATATAGTTCAGACTATATCTTCACCTTACGGTGCTCTGCGCTTCCACTCACTTGAGTGTACTTCCTTGCGGAATAGTCGTTGCTCCTTCTCTTTTTCAAGAGCTTGGATCAGGATTACCATATGCAAATGCACTTAGGCTTCCCCTGAGTTCACAGAGTTTTACAACAGCTGGCGAAATTAACCGTTGTTTGATCCATCAATAGGGATAGGTAGACCACTAAAGTAATCTCTCTTTAGTAGCTTTGATTTATGGTAGGCAGCTAACTCAACACATACTGCAAGAAAGCTATAAGGCTTTTCTGCATCCTTGTGAATAGTCTTTGATCTAGCAGTCTCTAAAACAAAGTTAAGATTCTTTTTAACCCATGTAACACGGTCATCTAAGGTCATCTTATCTACAGATATAGTATCAAGACCTTCTTCTTCCAGATATGATACATAGTTAGTACCTAGCCAATCAATCTGTTTTAGTTCTTCTATAGTGAACGATTGGTTGTAGCAAGCTGCCGCATGTACACACATCCAGTAGTAACCACGATCATCTACTAGCTTCTTATTAGCAAATAAGAATAATGAACGAGCTAAGTCTGAGCCTTGGAACTCTAAGAATGATTCTGCATAGTATATACGACCACGATAATCACAAGATACTTCTTGATAGAATGTTTTACTACCGATAAGATCTGCTTTCTTAACTACTTGAGTGTACTCGAAGTATTTACTTAGCATACGCTGTAGTTTAGGATCACGTTTACCTAGGAAACTAGTACCATCCATATGCCATAATTTCTTAGGCAAGTCTAAATTCTCATAGTGGATATTGTATTTATGGATGACACCGTCTTTATCTACTAAGTCTAGTTCTTCTGGCGGTGATACCTCTTTCATAGCAGATAATACAGTAGTATTGAGCTGCCAAGGCTGTTGCCTTAGTGTTTCCATAGACTTAATGAAAGGTTTGTCTAAGTATTGATGGAATAACCTACTATCAGTCCATCCTTTAATGAATGGTTCTTTAGTTAGTGTACTGTATAGACCACCAATAGGTAGCAATGGATCAAACGAAGTACCAATAAGTGTTGGCTTAATATCATCCGTCATATTAACAATACGGACCATATAAGGTGCTTTACGACCTTCATATTCACGGAAGATATCAATTAAACCATCTTGAAGGAATGTTTCTAGGAGTAAGTCTCCAAGGGATAGTGTTGTTTTGATGTTGTTTTCGTCAGCCCCAATAGATCTAGCAATTCTTTTTCCAATAAGATCAGAGGCAAATGTGAGCTTAACGCTTGCTGAATGCGTTGCATTCTTATTTCGGACACAGTATCTGAGTAAACTGTCGTATGCTTCATTAATAAATCTTTCAAGTTCGTACTCCCATGTGGGATAGTGTGCTAGAAGGCGAGCACCCTCGTTGTAGATCTTATCTGAATTGGGAACTACCTTCGATACACGTTCAGTAAGATATTTTAGTGGATTCATTAACCTACCTTATTTGTTAACATAACTTCATTATAACATCTTTTTTGAGCAGTTAAGCGAAGTCTACAAAGTTAATTGGTTGAAGACGAGTTGTTTGTGGGTTGTAACGAGTGCTACCACAGTCACCAGTCTTACCTGTAAACCGTGATTTGAGTACCCGTAGTTTAATTGTATTACGTTCTGCTTCAGATTCAGCAATCATATTACGAGCAAAAGCTACAATATCAAATGAGATTTGTTTGATAGAACCAGAACCTTTAATGTCATCAATAGAAGGTAAGTGGCCTTCTTCAAATGGCTTCTCGCCTTTTCGTAAGTGTGAGATAACACCTAACCAGATATTATGTTTCTTACATAGCTTAAGTAGATCAGACATAAGAGCATCTACCGCTTCATTACCTGTCTTACCCTTAGCACCTTCAGACACAGCAATAGTGATGTGGTCTAGAATAATATACTTACAACCCATCAATGCTAGGTATTCCATCTTATCAGTAAGTGATTCGTCACTGACAGAACCTTGGTGATCCAGTAGTACTAATCGTTCTGATCCGAACACCTGTTTAAATGCTTCATAACGTTCTTCTTCAGGTACATTATGCTCATTTAAGTTTTTCTTTAGCTGCATGGCAATGAACTTCTCAGCAGTATCACCAATAGATTCTTCAAGTGATACCATACCTACCATGTCTTCTGTTTTCTCTAAGATATCAAACACAATCTCCTTAATAACAGTAGACTTACCAGAGCCAGTACCAGAAGTAAACAATACGATCTCACCCATGCGCATACCCTTTAACTTTTCGTTTAAAGAGTCTAGACATTCAGGGTAAGGTACAGACACAGTAGCATCTTTAACTTTGTAATGTTCCCATACATCTTCACCTTTGACAATACCAGAGGGATTAAATTGTCGTGCATCAAAGATACACTTCATTAGTGTGTCTGATCCGTGTTTAATTAGTACATCACAAGGGTCTTTTTCTGGTAATGTACATACAAGTACTTTATCATAGCCAATAATCTTAGCAGCTTCGGCAGCAGCCTTCTGACCAGGCTCATCCATATCAAATGCTAAAACAACTTCATCGAATGTACGTAGCCATTCACGTTGTGATAGAATCAGTGATTTAGAACTAGCTGATGGTACTGCAATAGCTGGATAAAACTTTTGGTATTTATCGAATTGTGCTTGGGCAACAGCCATTGCGTCAAGTTCACCTTCGGCAATGATAATACGCTTACCACCTGTTACAGTGTTTTGACCAAAGAACTGTACATCTTTAAAGTCACCAATGATGTTAAACTTTTTAGGTAGTTTACGTTCTTTATAAGCAACAACTTGCCCATCACGGGTATAAGGATAGAAGTGGCTTGCAATTGTTCCGTCTTCAGCATATGATACCTTGACACCATAATGTGCTGCTACGTTTTTCTTGATATCTCGTTCTTGGAAACCACGAGTATCATAGTTAGCAATGTCTTCTAGCTTGTGCATATTGTAATCTTCTTTGTAGGTTGATTTGGATTTAACTTCACCATTGATAGGTGAGTTCTTGTTACAACTAAAACAGAAACCCCATTCATCACCTTCCTTATAGGAGAAAGCATCTGATGAATCACATTTAGGACATGGGGCGTGATACCATCTACTCATTTCCAGTATCCTTCTTCCTCTTTCATTTCACGAATTAAACGTCTACGTTCTTTAGCTTGCTTTTGAGTTTTCTTTTTGTCCTTGTACTGTAATTCAAATTCTTCTTTGAAATGTACATAATCTTCTGTGTCACGTTGTTTGTTTCGGCTCTTCATGATTTAGGTTTTAAAAATTTAACTGCACCAATTTGTTTGTTCAACCACAAACGTTTTCCTTCTGATACCTCTTCTCTAGATAATGCTTCAACAGCCCATAGCTCCTGGCATTCTCTATAAGTAAGCATACCTTTACCCTTTACCCAGTCATATATAAGGAAAACAAAAGCTTCCTTACCATATTCCTTAATTAGTTCATTTATTTCTTCACTACTACTGGTGTATAACTTCCAATTACTTTCTTTAGTAGTCTTAACCCTTCTAGTTTTACCTGCTGGTAATTTAGATGTAGTAGATGTTAAGGCTTTTCTTCCGATGTATCGTTGTCCTGTTGGGATACACTCAATGTAGTAGATAAATCCTGTTGCGTCACTTGGTCGTTCTGAGAGGACGCTCCAGTGTCCATAGTCTTGTTCTTCCATGATAATACTTCTAATAATTCTTCTACTGTAAATGGTTTAAAGTCGTCAGCAGACATACGAATATAAATAAGATTAGCTGATTTAGAGAACTCATGTTCCCACTGATCACCACATTTAGCCTTATAGGTATCCATAACTCTTGATAGCATATCTTCTAATGCTACACCTGCTAATACTTTATCAGCTGTTTTAGGACCCATACCCTTAATACCTTGGATGTTATCAGTAGCATCACCTGTAAGAATCTGTTTCATAAGGTTAATATATCCTTGCTCAGGAGTTATTTCATAGAACTCTTTCTTCCTAAAGTTATAATGCCAACCAGGAATCATATCTAAGTCTTTATCAATATGAGCTAAGATATAAGACTTATCTTCATTCATAGCTAATTGTGCAGCTACTCCACAGTAGTCATCTGCTTCGGCATTATCAGACTCGATACAAAACTCACGAGCATACTCATATAGCTTATCAATACGATCCTTTACTTCAGGTTCAATAGTATCTTTACGATTACCTTTGTAATCCACAGATACATTATACCTAAAGTTATCTTTACCTTTAATAAACACATAGGCTTCTTGAGCTTCAATGTCATTAATGATATCATTAATACGCTCATCTAAGGCTTTACGGCATTTAGCCGGAGATGGTTCTAAGTGTGCAATCTGATACAGAATAGAGTCTGCATCTAGGATTACAATTTCAAATTGTTCTTGATTCATCAGTGAACCTCTGCATAATTCTTTCCAATGTGAGCATCACCACCCATACACATAACACCAAATGCTTTAGGTGCATCTGTGAATGCTTGTATAGATAACTCTGCTACTAACTCAGCATCCTCATCTTTAACTACAACTGCCAACTCATCATGGTAATGTAGTGTAAAGTAGTGATGAATACCTCGTTTATTAAGTTCTTTCTTGAGCCATACAATGGCTGCTTTGCAAGTGATACCTTCAGCGGTTTGTAGTTCGTAATTCAATAGTTGATGTTTAGAGTTAACAAACACCATACGACCATCAAGACCACGAATAAAAGCTAGATCAGTACCAAATGTAGCAGCAGTTATATTATATTGCTGTTCAAGATATTCCTTATGTTCCTTTAACCCAGGCACTGAGTCTTGGAACTTAGCAATAGCTTCATTACCTACCTTAGTATCTGTCTTTCCAGTTAAAATTAAGCCAAGCTTACCTGCTCCACCACCAAATAAGAAAGCATACAAGAAGGGTTTGGCGAGCTTCCTAGTAGTACCCAAAGCGTCAGCATTACGTTGATGAACATCTCCATTGATTACCTCATTAGTGAAATCATCGTTATTAATATAGTGGCATAAGCCCCTCATCTGATTACCTGCGGAGTCAGCACCAACAATAGATGTACCTTCTTCACAGATAAGTAGCGACCTCATTTCTTTTCCGTAGACAGAATCCACAGAAGGAAGATTAGCAACAAGCTCATGCCTACACCTAAAGGTAGGAGTACCAATAGTCCACATACGACCATGAAGGCGATTGTCTGGAGAACTTTTAACCGCATCGATCCATCCTTCTAAAATACCTTTACGACTACGAATAGTATAATACTCAGACACTAACATAGCATCTGGTCCCAATGGTTCTAATGAAGATTCAGTTAGCTTGGGTGACTTTTTAACGAATTGACCATTGATTTTCTCAATATTCCATTCATCAGGTACCCATCCTAGTTTGTATAACCAAGTTTTAACTACTTCGATACTACCTACTTTACCTTGTTCAAAGGTTACTCGACAGTATGGGCCATCAATAGGTCTATCTTCACGACCTCGTTCAGGATCTATACCAAAGTGTTTAACAGTAGCTACAGTATAACAACCATCCTTACGCCATGCTGGTGTTTTATATTCATCAGCACGATCTACTTTAACACATTGCATACCGATACGTGGTTCAAGTACTGATTCAATATGATCAAGCTTATTATTGATTTGAGTCAATAACGTTTGTGCTTTAGCCATATCAAACATCCAACCTTTCATTCGGATATCTGACTCAATCATAGCAAAATCCATTTCCGTCTGGAGACCAAGTCTATACAATGGATTCTTTTTGATTAATCCGGTTACCTCACCGATAAGGTCTTTATATACCTTAACATTAAGCTCTACATCTCGAATACAGTATGTAAGCATTTCATCTGAGTATTCTTCGAACTTATCAAATGATATTTTAGGATAATTAAGAAATGAACCCCACCCTTCTAAGCCATGTTTATGTTTGCGCTTATATTGGTTTGTTTGTGACATAATCCATGTGTCTACAATCTGCTGATTGCTTAATGGCTTCCATCCGGTAAGGTACTTAATAACAGGTAGATCATAACCAATAATATTATGACCGATGATAATATCAGCAGTACTTAATTCAAATAGACCTGCTTTGAGATCATCATTCAAAGAACCATCTTTACTTACATAGGTTTGTACCTCATTTGTATCTGGATTTATCATAACTAGCATCCAGATTTTACTTACTTCTGGATACAGTCCGTTAGTTTCAATATCAAATACGTATCTCTTTTTCATTTTGTAAAGTCATATCCGAATAGTACTGAATAAGGTAATTCTAATAATCGAGCTTCCATTTCAGCTGGATCAAAGAAATAAGACTCACGATCACTTGTCTTATCATGCTTAACTTTAATACTAAGACCTTTACGGTTAGTAATATGTTGGAATGCATGAACAAACTCATGGAACAAAGTCTCTAATGTTTGTTGAACAACATAGAAGTTATCTTCCCATTCATTTAGTTGTGGATCACGGGTTTGAATAATGATTCTATTACTTTCTGGCTCAAAAATAGTTAGACCATTTGCTACTCCATTTTGAAAGTCATACTCATATGGATCAGGGTATTCAATTAAACAAATACTAACACGAAACTTTTTATCAAGTGGTTTAACACCAAACCGATCACAGTAATCCTTTAATGCGTTATAGAAACCTAGTCGGATCCTTTCATCTGCATTAGGTGTTGTAATTACTACATCAACTTTGATGTTTGGAAACTCTTTCTTGTAGTTCATTGCTTAAATACCTTTACGTTAGGTGAACCTAAGTCAGATAGTTCTTGAGCCATCTGCAATATGAGTTCGTTATATGTATCATTCTGTTGTTGTAGATCATTTACCTTGGTTAGTAAACGCCAATTCCAAATACCTAGAATTACTAATGCAACACTAAGTAAGATATCACTTGAAATCATCTAGTAATCCTGTATGTTTTAGATAGTCTATAGAGACTAACTTGTTAGGGTTAAAGTATTCATTGATCAATACACCATGTTGTTTAAGGAAGAATACACCATCTAGACACTTGTACTCTCTAGAGTATACCACACGATTAATCCCACAAGCATAGATAAGTTTAGAACAATCCAAACAAGGAGAGAGATTGCAATATAGTGTAGTGTCTTTTGTAGATATCCCAAGGCGGGAAGCCTTAGCAATGGCGTGTGCCTCAGCGTGTAATACCGGGTTATTTTGCGTGTCATTATCTGAACCTCTAGGAGTACCGTTATAAGAATAGGCAATAATGTTATCATCCTTAACCAGGATAGCACCAACTTTCTTATCTTCGGCATAAGATAGTTCAGATATTTTATCACATAAAGATAAATAAAAGTTATCCCAACTCTGTTGGTTCTTCATTGATTTCCCTTTCATACGACCATTCAGCTTCAGCAATAGTATCTAATGTGAAGTCAAACATGTGTCTCTCGGTACCGTTCTTAGGTACTGGTAGTACAACTATGACTTGTACGTATTCACCATCAGTCGTGTCAATTATCATAATACTCTTTCCATTTATCCCAAGTTTCTTTCTTCATTTTGAAAGCATCTGTTATAGCATCTTGATCCATGTATAACTCTTTAGATAAGCGTTGTAAGGCGTAAATTAGCTGGCCAATCTCGATCTGTAATGATTCAACATTGGTTTCCCCAGTATCAGGATGTTGACACTCAGGACCAAACCTAAGCATCTTCATAATACCCTGTGCTACTTCATTACATTCTTCTGCTGCCACATACGCAGTGTATTGTGTGTCTTTATTTAGTTTCACTATCACTCCTGTTGTCTATTAGGTTCCGGCTACGATCTTCGTCTACATATTTAGTGATAAAGTAATCTGTCATATCTACTAAATCTTGTACACTAATAAGGAAGCCATTGCTTAGAATGTAATTTTCTATATCTATTTGTTCAATATATTTTCTTCTGTTTGAGTTGTCGTACAACATCGTATTGTGACTCCAGGTATTCTATATAGTCGCATAGATGATTAACAGCTAGTGCTGCTCCATATGGCAATAATGTTTTAGAACCTTCTTCGGTTAGCTTTCGCCATTCCTCTTTGTCGTAATTAATACGATAGGTATCTATATCAGGACGTAGCATTAGTAATCCTCATACTCTTCTTTTCGGATGTATCCGAATTTGTACAATGTAACCTTAACTTCATTAGGTAGTTCGAATACACCATCATAGTCTGTTAATTTAAGTTCATCATCAAACCAAAGACCACCACCGCATTCATCACCTAATTCGTTATGCTCGAAATATCCATACTTATCGTCAGGTGCGATATCAATAGTAAAGTTCTGTGAACCTAGTTTAATACTGAAATCATATAACATCATTCTACCCTTAAATTGTTTGACAGATTATAGTACATAGGCGACATACGAGTTTTAAGATCAAGTAATAACTTAGTCTCTAGCTCATACATCTTTTGTTGTGTACCATATGCAAGAATAGTTCTAACAAATCTTGTAGGGCATTCATTATAATCATTCAAAAAAGATTCTGATGAAGCAATATAGCCATCATTAGGATTACCTTTATGAGTACCTATATACTTGCGATCATCGTCTTTATTAATCCAACAATACACAAACGCCTCACCAGATTGTTGGTTAGGATTAATATCCGTAGATACATCCTCCATATCCTTACCTTCAAGATGGTCTTGCCATATTTCTTTAACATAGGCTACCATTTTCTTACCCTTAGGTGCGTTCCATAGTACAACAAAGGAATCTGATCCTTCATTAGAACATAAGAACTCATACACCCATTTGTTGTATAACCCTACATATTCCTCACTATTTATCTTAACACGAATCATTTGTTTGCCAGTATCAGAGAGATATTCTTCGACCTCATCCACTTTACATGAATAGATATCGAAGAATTTCTCTGAACCTGCAACGAACTTTTTAACTCGTTTCAGGAATTGCATGTTTAGTCTTCTTTAAGTGATACATAGCTTTCGATAGACATAATCATATCTTCGAGATTACCTACAAAAGCACTTTCCTTAGTCCAACTACCATTCTCATCTGTACCAGATAAGCGTAGTACATACCCGTTATTAAGGATCTCTACTTCAAAAGTGTTGTTACGTTTTGCTAACATATTATTCTCCTACTGAAATTTTACCTGTGTTTACATATTCAACTAATGCATTTAAATACCATTGAGCTTTCTTAAGATCTTGTTTTAAGGGATCTTTATTACCAGCACGCATTAGGTATTTATAAGTCTGTCCCATCAAATGAGCAGTAATACCATCAAATCGTTCTAGCATGGGCACCATTAACTGAATATATTGATACCCATAAGCCACGTCTTTGTAGTGTTTAGGGTTAATTACTGACTCAAGATCTTTACTTGATGTACCATTGAGACCTTCTTCTAGGTATCCATAATTACCTTGTTTGTATGACTTAACTTCTTCTGTAACTGATCGCATAGAATCTTCCTCTGTGTCCTTGTTATATTGTTCGGCAGCAGCTTTAAGCCACTTCTTAGATGTCATAAGATCATAGAAATCTTCTTCTAACATTTTACCATCATCATCCATGAATTTGTTTTTAAGAGCGCCCATTAGTATACATCTCCATTCTCTGTGATTTTAGAATCCTCATAGGGTGCAGCTACTCTTCGATAAAATTCTAGCTTTGCTCCCTCTAAGGCACCGACTACATCATTGATTGCTTGGTAAGATAATCCTTTCTTCTTTATGTATTTAATAACTATACAGGTAATTGCATAGTTTAATTCACCTGGGTTTTCAAGATTACTATCTAACACAGGCGTGACAAACGAACGATCATTCTCTTTGATATATGGCATATTAACCTCCGAAGTGTGCTGGTGTTGGTAGACCTTTTGTATCAAACCATTCTAACAATAAGTCTTCCTGTTGATTTAAAGCATAATAGAACTCATCTTGACTTTCAAAGTCTGCCTCATCCAAGTATTCACCGTATACTTCATTGAAGTTCAAAGTCTCTTCTCCTTTAGTTGAACTGTAATAACCAATGAATGCACATCCTTGCTCGATGTAACTTGCCTCTACATTAACCCCTAGTTCTTCTAGCTTTTGGTATACACCTACTGGTGGACTCCAGGCAGTATCAAAATAAAGGTTAATATAGGTATTACTATCAGGGTCATATGTTAGTTCATGCACATCCCATTTAGTACCCCATTCAGATACACAGAAGTCATACCAACTTTCATATCCATATTTTTCTTTTAAGCTAGACCTTAATTCATCTCTTTTAGCGGCATCATCACCACCAAAGGTTGATGCTTCAGGGTTAACTAGTTCTTCAGGTACAGGGATAACAAGGTTACAAAAGTTTTTACCTTGATTTAGCATTATTAAATTAAATAATTCTTTACCTTCTTCAGTAGTATCTTCACCAATGGAAAGACTTACTGCATTTGCACACCAATTAGGCATTATAAGTACTCCGCAATAATTGTGTCACAAGCTTTGTTAACGTCAGAACGCCACTCAGTTACTAACGATTCAAAGAATGGGTGGATAGTAGCAGCATCTGATTTAAATGCTACTACAGGCTTACGCAAGACATATGCAGCATAGAATACCTCCATAGCTGTACCATGTTTAGCGATCTCAGGACGATCCAGATTAGCTAAGATAATATCCGACTCTTGAATATCCCTTAGATCTAACTCAAAGATCCGTTTCATATAGCGCTTATCAAAGTTATGTACTCTACGAGTTGGATCTAGTAGTTTACAATTATTTTCCAATAAGCTTGTAGCAATTACTCGCCATCCTTTAGATTCAGATAGTGATACATGCTCCATTGGACCTGCAAGATATACAGTTCGCATTAGATTTCTCTCACAATAGTTAGTTGGTTAGCAGTATACCATAAACCACCTTGATTCTCAGGGCGTTTATGTTCTGTATAGTCATTGATAATTACTTCACACCATACACGACCTTCCTTACTTAAATGAGGTGCTTTAGGTTCAGCACAACAATGCCATCCAGGTCTAAAGGCAAAACCTTTAGTAGGATGTTCTTCAGCTAAATAGCTACCGCCTTTGTACAGTTTTTGTTTACGGTTAATAAATAGTGGACCATAGGTACCATCCTTACGTTTACGAAATAACTTATACGCTGTTTTCATTTGAGTTTTCCTTAAGAACTTCTCTCAGATAATTGCTAATGTAAAACATAGCAAAGACAGGGATATTTAGCTCAAGCATCTTTCGCCAAAGAGCATTTATTGTTTCTTCTTTATTCATTATAAACACCTATCAATCTATATTCATCTTTTACGTACATTTTATCAAAGTCATATGGCTTGAAGTCATCCGCTATAGAAGATATATTTTCTTTAGCCTCCTCAAGATCATCAGCGCTAACAGTAATAGTTACTATTTTAGTTACAGTTCTATATAGTTCTATTGTGTAGTCTTTCATATTATTCCTTTGGTTTTTTGTAGTAAGCCTTCATTAGCTTGTAAACATAGTCTGCTTCACTATAGTCCATACAGATATAGTTATCTTGAACACAACTTGAATAAGAAGGAAAGTAAAAGATGAACCCGTTTTCTGTATCTGCTAGTTGTGATAACAAAGTTACATGCGAAGTATATCCCTTACCAGCATGAAGCTCAATAGTAGGTGAGTCAAATATAACAATTTCTTCTAGATCATCATCGACCTCCTCATTTTCTTTAGCAATAAGATCTTTTACGTCTGCTGTAAGGCGGTTGAGTTGTTCAAGGATTTCATTTAACTGCTCTTTGCTTGTCATTTCTTTTCTCCAGTTACATAACCACAGTCAGGACATCGATAGGCTACTGTCCGATCTCTATTCATGTCATAGATACCTATCTGCCTACCCCAGTTACCTTTCTCTCTAGTGCAACCATACATAGCGGCAATGCGTGTTGCTTCCTCCTCTGATCCTGTCTCTTTGAAGAAGTGTTCCCATACAGAACTACCTTCCCATGATACACCACAAGCAGGACATGCTCCATGTTCTTTCATTTTCTGTCCCTA